GCGTTCTTGTGCCATGAGTCGTCCACGACCACCTCCATAGGCTCCTGCGCCTACTGCACCCGATCTCGCCTGCATGTCCTGTTGTGTAAAGTTTTTGTACACGTCATCAAGAGATTTTTGTACCACTTGATCTTCGTAAGGGTTGTAAAAGGATTTGCCCATACTTGGGTCATACGCCTGTGCTCCCATGTATCCGGCTTGTGTCCCTTGGCCCAGGGCCCCGAGCCCTTGTCCGTAAGCTCCTCCTGCTTGTTGTAAGTAAGGATGAAAGCCGCCCAAGCCGCCGCTGAGCGCTCGTGCCTGCATTTCAAACGGATCTAGTCCAGCCACGCCTCGCATTGGAGTTGCCATTGGATTACGCGTGAGGTTTGTTAGATTGTCAAAGAACCCACGTCGATATTGCTCGACCCAAGGGGCTTCAAAACCAATCGTGGAGCTAGGACCGTATTCTCCCCCCGGCATCGTGTCTGCCAAAACAAAATTTCCTTCAGCGTCTTTAGTATAATACTCGCCCATTATCTCATTCCCATTTGTTCCGCTTGTTGCATTAATTTATATAATCGTTTGGCCCCTACATTATCCGTTGCTTTTTTGGTAAACACAAATTCTCCCGGTTCAAGGAAAGCTGGAGTGATGTCCCCATGGCTTTTAAGCCCCATAATTCCGCCTTGCTCACCGCCCTCTATTTCTTCCACTAAAGGCAGTCCTCCAACGTGCGTGGCTGCGGGCATTGGTACCCCTTTGTTCATTGCGTATTTTTGCCCCTCAAGATAGTTAGGCCCTAGTCCCTGCATTACCATGCTTTCCTTGGAAGGCAGGCCCCAGTCTTTTCCGACCTTGCTTTGCGATGCCATTTGTCCTACGGGGACCTCCAACCGTTTAACCATTTCCAAATCTTTTTTCCCCGCTAATAGTTGTTTTAAAAGTTCGGACCAGTCTCCTTCTTTTGCCGAATCTCCTATTGAACCTTGGCCAAGACCGAATATATCTAAAATATTTCCTAATGCTCCAGGCAGCCCTGCTCCAATGCCGTCACTAAACTGTCCGCCAAATATTTGTCCAAGAAGACCCCACTTTCCTGCTCTTCCATAGTCTCCCTCAATACCTTTAATGCCACTTAAGAGATCAAAAAGATCAGCTAGACCTCCGGACATTTTTGAGGAAGCAGAACCAGAATAAGGGCGCCACTCTGTTTCTTCACTAACTACTTCCCCTGTTTCAGAATCAACTGTCTGGGCATTATGGGCTTCCCATTGTTTTCCTTGACCGTCTGTAAAAACATCTCCCTCGTTAGCTTCTTTAGGGTACCCATCTTCATCTAATTGATCTTCAGAATAATCCACAGCCGAAGACTCAGTGTAATTGTTAGCCGAAGACTCAGTGTAATTGTTAGCCGAAGAACCTGTGTAATTGTTGTCAGCATTATTGTTATTACCAGAGCCTCTATCGTTCAAGTAATCGTCTAAACCACTGCCTTGTCCCGCAACAGTTGTCCCACTTGAGGCATAACCACTTTCTTCTTTCCACTGGTCTCCAAACTGTATCCATTCCTCGGGACCCATTGGACCTTTATGGCCAAATTTGTCTATGTACCACCTGGCAAATTTAAACGCATCCATAGGCGTCATAGTTACAGGCATGCCTAAACTTTCAACTGTTGGTAGCTCGTTTTCAAAAGGGTTTGTCATTGCATTTGACATATTATCCTCCCCACCATTGCGGCAAGGACCTTATGCCTAAAGGGTTTTCAGAGAGAAACTTTTCCAGTTCCTCTTGAGGTATTCTTGGCGCGGGAGCACCTACAGCGGTGCCGTGTTCTTGCATGTAGGGGGCTATTTCCTCCACAAAGTTTTTCGGCATTCCATAGCTTGTGGCCAAGCTCGGTAAAGCATTAACACCCGCTGCTCTTAGCTCTTCTCTTGTGCCTACTTCGCTGCCTCCTCCAAAATTTTTCTTGTAGCGCCACTGCCGGTATTCCGCAGGGGTGCCGTATTTGTCTTGTTGGCGCTGAGCTTCTGCCACTGCATCTGCTTCAGACATGCCTTGAGCTATATAGGTCTGAGGATCTATTTTTTCAGCTATGAAAGCCATGTCACGGGACGTTTGTTTGTCTTCAGCCACTCTTGCCCATTCTATTCCCCGCGCAGTGGTGTTCCTGCCTCCAGGTCGAGGTCTTTTGTAGCCTCCTCTTTGTCCCATAGGCATTTGTGCCGCAATTCCGGCAATACCTTTGGTTCCTTTCCATGGGGGGTTTCCACCAAATTTACCAGCCACAGTTCCTCCGTATTTGTATCCTTTATATCCCGAAGCATATGCTGCCCGGGCTTGTCTTGCTGCTCCGGCTTTTGTTGGATAAGTCTTTCCGGACTTACCCCATTTATAGCCGCCGTTTGTTTTTGTTATAGGCATTATAGTATTGGGACCGTGGTTGCACCGTTTGTCGACACTGTTAGTTTGCCGAGCTGTCCCGTGGCCTTCACACCCTTTCCACTGGGCGCGTATAATGTTTGCCACTCTTTGCCATCAAAGACCTGAAGACCGTCTTCTGTCAGGTTCCAAATGATGTCTCCACGACTAAACAAGTTTTTATCGCGGACCGTGTTAGTATACTGATAAGTTGCCGTGGGATCAAAGCCTTGTAAATTTAATTCCAGGATTCTTACTAAACGGTTAAATAAATCGGAGTCCACTTCGTCCATGGCAGTGGGCAATCGTGTGTCCAGTAATCGTGCCACTATCTTCGCCCGTCAGACCTAGTATTAAGCCTCATGTCCCCGAGCCTCCAACCAACCCCAAGCCTTTCATTGGTTGTCGCATCGTCGTCAGACTCTAAACGAACAACCGCTTGTCGTGCCCTTCCTCGTAGATCAACTTTAGTTGTGCTCGCTGTTACTTGATTAGTGCTTTTGGTTGTTAAAGTCTCATTAGGAAAATTTCTTGTTTTTAACACAAAATTAACCACTTGGTCCGAGCCACCGTCACCGAGAAAACGAACATCGGGTATAGCATTTTGTATTTGTGTATAGGTGTTGCCTATACCGTCCAAGGCGAAATCACCGGACTCAATATAAACATTGTCCATGGGTGAACCGTCTGCATCATTCCCTGTTTCATGCTTATAAACATAATTGCTTGTGTCTACTCCGGTTGCTCTCGGATAAGGCTGTACGCCTTCATCCAGCCATGCGTAACGGGTTAATTGCCCATAAGCCCAAACTTTCTCCTGATAGTTGTACGTCACATAACGGTCAATTTCTAAAGAGTCGCCGGAAGGATAGAACCATCCCACCTCATTAAACTGACGGTTTAGGAAAGCAAACACCTTGAAGGACTGTTCTTGGTTAAAGTCAGTGAACACATACTCATGCACCGAGCAGGGAAGCCTGCTAACAGTACCGGTATAGGTGTAAAAACCTGAGCGGTCCATCCAGAAAACTCCTGGTGGTGCATTAATAGCACCTTTTGGTGAAATCATGCCTATCCCTTGATTAATCAGGTTGACTCCAAAAGTATACGGAGGACCAATGAAGCGCATATTATAAAGCGCATCGTCTGTCCAAATTAAAACTTCTTGTCGGGAACGCAGTCCCCCCACTATTTGAGTTCCCGCCGAGAGTCTTAGTGATCCGGCGGTGTTGGTGTAAGTGGGTTCCCATTCATTAATATTTTCTTGGTCGCACCAACAAATAAACATGGGATCAATGGCACTGGTTCTAGCTACTCCTGCATCATCCAAAGGGTCTGCCCCTAGACAAATAACGTGTCTGTCAATATCACTAACCAAAGTTTGCAGTGCTAATGTAGGAGGTAAATTGGCCCCTAGAGCGGTTAAACTGACAGCACGAACGCTTGTTCCGTTGTTCTCGGTCCAATAAAAAATCCCCCCGGCTCTTGGGTTAATGATAAGGTCTTCTCCAAAATTGTCCTGTGTCCAAAGTCTTAATTGACTATTAAAAGCAAGCCCCGAAGCAGAACCAAAGGTTCCGTCGCCCCAAGGACCGGCACTCCACCCCGAGCCAGACACGTAATTGTCCAAGCCCACGCTGATTTGATAGGCGCCCACAACACTACTGCCCCCGTTTCCAGAGTCACTGGAATTAGCTGTGATCGTATCCCCGTCTGTGTCTTTTGCTGTAATTTTATAGCTATTGGCGTCAACGATTGAATCAATAGAGTATTCTTGGTTAAGTGCTGCGGCAATAACCAAACCCCCTAATGAAGCGGCTCCGCTATAGGTAACATAGTCCCCTTTACTAGCGCCGTGAGAAGTATCAGCAACAGTGACAGTGGAGGAACCATTACTCGCTGAAAACGTGACGTCCCCCGCTGAAGTTGTAGCTCTTATTGGGGTAATATCATAAAAATTATCCCCTTCTTTAACATAGTATTTTACCGTCGTGCCAACAGATAAATATTTGGTAGTGGCCAGAGACACCCACGCATGTAAAGCACGACCAGTGCCTAGATAAGTGCTGGTTTGTTCTTTGACCCAACCCCCTATTTTTTCAGGGAACCCTTTTCTAAAACGAACAAGGTTGCCGTCAAACCACCCGCCTTGGGCTGAAAAGGCGGTCCCCTCTCGGTTAATCCCTGGACGCATTTGAAATTTATTGTAAGCCATTATTCCTTTTCCTCTTCTTCATCTAGCTCTTTATAATAACCGACAATGTGTAGTATTTGTTCTATGTATCGGGTAATTTCGCCCATCGTCATTGATAAGTTTTCATAGCCTTGGGAAGTCAGTCCATAATACGCTACTCGTGGTTCTTCGCCAGCTTCAAT